GAGGTTGACACCTGGCACAATTCGTGGTACACTGGGGTCACCAAGTTGACAGAGTGTGACAGGGGGAGGCCGGCGAGTGATCTGGACCTGGGTGTTGCTCCTGACGCTACACTTCGCCGGCGACAAGGAGTGGCGCGGGAACATGGACGTGACCATGCAGTTCGACAACGAGGCCCTCTGCCGCACCGTGCGGCGCGCCATCTGGAGTCAGTTCAAGGACGCCGACGGCGTGCTGGGTGACTGTACGCAAGTCGTCGTGCCGCTACCAGTCAAAGGAGATAACCCATGAGTGCACTCAATCTTCCTGACCCCCTGCTCCGCGCCCTTCGCCGGATCGTGCGACTGGTCGACACACCGGCCGAGCACGTCGAAGCCAATGTGACGCCTACGCAGGTGCAGCAGATCAAGACCGCCATCAATACCGTGTTGATGCCGCCTGTCCCGCCGCCGCCGCCGCCACCGCCTACGGTGTCCGTCAACTGCCTTGGGGGGCGTGCAACGACGTTCCGGTCCTTCTACGCCGATCGCTTCACGGGCGGGGAGTTCTGGGAGGCAGATATACTCGGGGGACAAAGCCCTGATGGCCAAGGCGACCACATGGGGCTGAGTTACTGGTTTCTCGGTCTCTCGGGCGAAAAACGGTCTGTCTGGGCTCCGAGGTACGCCGATAACCATTCCGTCCATACCCCAACAGAGACGACCCTGGCTGCCGCCCTCGCCGCCGTCAATGGCGTGCGGTACTTCCAGATGGGCGAGGCCGACGCGCTCGATGGCGGGTGCCACGTCTACGAGGCCGGCCAGGCGGACTTCCCGGCCCCCGGGCCCAACTACCGCCGTGTGGGCACGTCGGGGACCTTGGGCATCCCGACCTACTCGCTGGGCGCCGGGCTGCCGATCTATGCCCGCCCGGACGCGAACCCGAAGCTCGTGGCGTTCGCGCTGTGGTTGACTGGAGGGGCGGCGTAAGGTGCCGGGATGCTGACCGGATGGCAGTGCCCAAGGTGCGGGGCGTGTTATGCTCCCTTCGTGGAGCGGTGTGGGCTGTGCATGCCCCACAGTGTGGCGGCAGGCAACGCGAATGCCCCCGACACGTGCAGTGGGTGTGGGAAGTGCCCGTGTGACCACTCAGGGACAGGGTGCCCGGTGCTCCAGTCAAGTACACTCCACTGGTTATCCAAATGCCGCCCCGAAAGCTCACTAAACCGCAGGTAGAGCAGGCCATCAAGCTGACGGCGAGCGGAGTGGACTGCCGGGCGGTGGGGCGGGTGCTGGATGTGTCCCATACGACGGTCAGGCGGTATCTCAACTCGCCAGAGGCAAGCGAGAAGCTAAAGCTCCTGCGCGAGTCCATCAAGCATACGATCATGGAGCGCACGGCGGACGAGTTGATTGGGGGGGCGGCCAAGGTCGCGCAAGTCCACATCGAGGCGAATGATGCGAAGGGACTGGATGCCGCCACCCGGGCGATACTGAACCTGGAGAAGGCGTCCTCGTCCGCGGCCGGCGAGGGGAAGAAGATGGAGGTGACGGGGCCCGGGGGGGCGCCCCTCCAGGTGGACGTGCGGGCGATTCTAGCGAGTGTGCTGGCGTACAATCAGGTTTCAACATGATGCTGAGGTCTGTGAGTAAGATCGGAGTACGAGAGTTGGATACGGAGCACTCGACCATCCGGCTCATCAACCGTCGCAACGATACGACGATAAAGCTCGATGCAGCGCAGTTGGCGCGGTGGCGTCGATACATGGAGACCCTGTGGCGACGATCCTGACACGAGCTGAGGCGGCGGCACTCGAACGGGCCGCTGAGCGTGTGACGCCGGCCCAAGCGATAGCCCTGGCCCAGGCCCAGTGTACGGCGGACGGGTTGTTCTTTGCCCAGTACATCAGGACGAGGGATGAGGCGGACCCGCAGTGCCCGGTCAAGCCGTTCCCCACGCACCTCATCTACATCCGGGAACTGTGGCGGGCACTGGACGAGCATCAGCGGATCGTCGTCGCCAAGTCGAGGCAGATGATGGTCAGTTGGGTGGTCGTGGCGTACTGTGTGTGGTGGGCGAGGTTCAGGCCGAATCAGGTGATCCTGTGGCAGACGAAGGCGTGGGAGGATGCGGTGAGGATGGTGGCGATGCCCGAAGGGGGGTTCGAGGGGCGGGCCCAGTTCATCGAGTCGCATCTGCCGGCGTGGTTGCAGATGCCCGTCAAGATCAGCGAGGGGAGGATTCAGTACCCGAACGGGAGCATGATCCAGGCACTCGCTGGCGGTGCGGATAAGGTGCGTGGATTGGTCCCTTCTGTGTTCGTGGGGGATGAGTTCGCGCACCAACTGGAGCAGGATGGGGTGTATGCGGCGGTGGCGCCGCTGATGCAAAAGGGGGCCAAGATCGTGCTGGTGAGCACACCCAATGGGGCGGACAATATGTTCGCCACGTTGTACCATGGGCACCTCGTGGGGAAACAATGAGAACCTTCGCCGTCGATGTCTCCGCCGCCGAGGATGGCGACTATGATGTGGCCTTCGAGTTGGTGCGAGGCCTCGGGATGGGGCGGATCGGGGTGACCCTCAACTGGAACATGATTGAGCGTGCGCCGTGGACCTACGACGCATCAGTGTTGGAGATGGTCAACGCCTACTACGCCTGGAAGGCCATGCCGATTGACCTCACGATCTCGCCGATCTCGACCAACGTGTCGGTCGTGCCAGTCGATCTCTGGGGGCGACGGTGGAACCACCCACACGTGATCGCCCGGTTCAAGGCCCTGCTCGATTTCGTGTTCAGCCAGCTTCCAGATGTCGAGATCCGCTCACTGGTGATCGGGTCCGAGGTGGAGGGTCGCTTGATCACGCAGACCAGCCGTCGGCGGTACGCGGCCTTCTATGAGGCCGTCGCCAGCTATGCGCGGACGAAGCGGCCGGGGCTGCGGGTCGCCGTGGAGGTGGGGCTGGACGCGCTGGTCGGGAGCACGGCCAGCTACTACGCGCAGCTCAATGCGTCGAGCGACGTGATTGGGGTATCGTACTATCCGATGACGCCCGGGGGGGACGCGCGGGAGATCGAGGGGATCGAGGCGGACTTCGCAGGGCTCGTAGACCGCTACCCGTCTCAGCCCATCGCCTTCTATCAGCTTGGGTATCCGTCGTCGCCACTGCTCGGGAGTTCGCCCGAGGAGCAGGCGCGGTTCATCCGAGAGGTCTTCAGGCTCTGGGATGTCTACGCACAGCGCATCGAGCTGATCGACTTTACATTTCTCTACGACATGCGCGAGGCGGACGTGGAGTATTTCATGCACTTCTACGGTCTCACCGGGGAGAAGGCGGCGGCGTTCTTCCGCACGCTCGGTCTCCGGGACCCGGCCGGCGCCGGCACCGATAAGCCTGCGTTCATGGAGCTGCGGGAGCAGGTGAGCACGCGGAGCTGGCCGTGAACCCCTTCACTGTCACCGAGAATGCCATGGGATTCACGGCCGTCAGGGTCCACTACACGGCCGACCCGGCCAAGGATGGGGGGACGGAGGAGGGGGCGAAGTGGCTGGAACAGGCCCGGCGACTGTTCCCCGACGAGAATCAGTGGAATCAGGAAATGGAGCTGTCCTTCTGGTCGGCGGCGGGGCGGCGCGTGTACCCGGAGTTCCGGGAGTCGCTGCATGTGGAGCCACTGAGCACGCGGGCGCGGAAGGTGGTGTACAGGGCGTGGGACTTCGGGTGGCACGCGCCAGCATGCCTCGTCGCGCAGATCGACAATCGGGATAGGTTGTGTGTTCTGCATGAGGTGGTGGGGCACGAGCAGACGACACGACAGTTTGCCGCCCTCGTCCTCGACCGATGTGCGGCGTGGTACCCCCAGCACACGGCGGGCTTCCAGGACTTTTGCGACCCGGCGGGGCAGCAACGCAAGTCGACGGCCGAGGGGAGCGAGATTCGGGATGTGGAGATCCTGAACACCCTGGCGATCTACCCGACGTGGCAGTATGGATGGAGTCGGAAGGATGGGCGGGGGCTCGTGCATCAACTCCTGGTTCAGCGGGCGGATGACAGTACGGGGCTGCTTGTCGATGCCGCACAGTGCCCGAAACTCGTGCAGGGCTTCCTCGGGAAGTACGTCTACCCGCCCCGTAAGGACGGGCAGGCGCATGATGAGCCGGATGAGACGAATCACCCGTGGGCGGATGTGCATGCGTGCCTGCGGTACTTGACGACCGGGCTGTACTCGGCCCTCGGGTTGCGGAGGCAGTCGAAGGAGGCCATGCAGCCCCGTTCACTCCCCCCCTACACAGGGTATGGCACGCCGCGCCGCCCTGAGCGGAGAGAGACATGACACGCTGGTATGTTGCGAGTTTCGGTGTCCTCCTACTGATCGGGGTTGCGCTGTGGGGAGGCTGCGCCATGGCGCCAGCCTCAACGACTGATCTCGCGTTCCCCCTCCCCCTCTTTCACAGTCAAATAGCGCGGGAGGTCGAGAACTTGCAGAGTGGGATGGGTCAGTGCGCACAAGGGCAGGAGCCGGTGCTCCGAGCCAGCTTCGATGCGGCTGGGTATCGGTGGAACTTTCTGTACGCCCCGGAGACGGATCGGGGACTGTTCCTCCAGTACACGAAGGAGGAGGAGACCCCGTTCCACATGTGGGTGTTCACGGGGACGGAGGATGCCATTCACATAGTGGCCCACTTCGACAACCCGAAAGCCAAGTTCCCTGACGGGCCGTGCAGCGTGTTGTACCCCCCCAAGGCGTGATAGAGTAGGGGTATGGCCCAGACACAGAAGGTGAGGAGGCGGCAGGGGCCACTCATGGAGCGGCACCCCTGGCACCAGCGCGTGGAGGCGGTCCTCCAGTGCCCAACCTGCGCGCGGACCCTGTGGGAGCACATTGAGCGGGTGAGGAGGCGATGGAAGTGAACATCCCCCGGCGACTGCTCGGGCGGTACGTGGAGGTGCAGTGGAAGGACCCCACGTTCGGTAAGGGGGACATCACCACAGAGCTGAGGGGGCGGGCGGCACTCAGCACGTGGTTGGAGCGAGGGGTGCTGGTCGATGTCACGGATGGGGTCGTGAGGATTGAGCATTCCCTCGCCGCCGGCCCCGGGCGCGCGATGACCGAGCCCGATGAGCGGGCCTGTACCTCGGTGCCGGAGGAATTGATCGAGTCGCTCAGCACGTTCACGAGGGATGAGGGGGGCGGAAGAAGTGAAAGTGTGGTATAATAGGGGGTCGGGCCAATCATGGTAGCCTACCTGTGCCCCATGTGCGGGGATAAGGTCCCAGAGGACTTGACCGGGTTCAACTCCCACCGCTGTTGGGTCGCGGAGAAATCCTCGATGCAGGAGCGCCTCCCCCCCCTCCGTGACCGCTTCTCCGAGGATGCGAAATGATTGATGCCCAGAGCCGATACGACAGCCTGTTCGAGTACTGGGGGGCCGTGACGGGGCAGGACCCGTGGCTGCTCAAGGCCCAGGCGCAGGCGGAGAGTGGACTCAACCCGGATGCGGTGTCCCCAGTGGGCGCCAAGGGGCTGACGCAGTTCATGGATGCCACCTGGGCCGGCGTGTCGGGGAAGTTCCTCCACCCGAGCGTGTGGAACCCGGAGCAGGCGATCCGGGCGCAGGCCGCGTACATGGCGCAGCTTGGCAAGGAGTGCCCGTCGATGGAGTTGACCCTGGCCGCCTACAACTGGGGGATTGGGCGCGTCAGGCGGACGTTCCTGGTGCCCGGCATCCCCTACGACTCTGCCAAGGTACCCCAGGAAACCCGTCAGTACATCGAGCGGATTCTGCGGACCTACGCAGCGTTTCAGAAAGGGGACGCATGAAGATCCTCGTACTCGGCCTCACCCTCCTGTTCACGGCCGGGTGCGCCGGTCTCCCCTTCGGCGGCAGCCCCTTCGGCGACATCACCCAGTTGACGGTGACGGACTTGGAGGCGGCTTTGGCAGACGCCACGGCGCACAACGATCTGCTGGCGATGCAGTGCTACCCCGCGCTCATTCAGATCGTCCAGGACCTGCCTGAGCAGGCGCCGCCCGTGGAGATCAAGGGAATAGTGTCTGCCTTCCAGGCGACTCGCAATCTGGCGAAGAAGGCGCAGCAGTTCAGCGTGGCAGGGAACGCGATGACGCAGCAGGTCAACCTCGCGTGCGCCGCACTGTTCAATGACGCGAAGGGGGATATCCTTCGCCTCGCGATCAAGTTCCGGCCGTAGGAGAGCCCATGTCGCCTCAAGTCGACGACGCCCCGCTTACCTCATCCGAGATCCCAGTCCAGACGCCTGAGCCCGACCCCGCGACCGAACTCATCCGGTCGCTGACCCCCCGCATGGAGGAGGCAGATGAGCGGGCGTTGGCGCAGCGCATCCTCACCGATCACCTCAATGCGATCCAGGATCGGGGGGAGTGGGAGGGGAGGCTGAAGGAGTGGGATGACGCCTACCACAACCGGACGGTGGACAAGACCTTCCCGTGGGTGGGGGCGTGCAATTTCCACGTCCCCATCACCATGCTGGGCGTGGAGACGTACAAGCCCCGGTTGGTCGATGCGATCCTGGGGCAGCAGCCCCCCATCCTCGTCGTTCCCACCACGGCGGCCGGTGAGGATCGGCGAATGACGGTGGAGACGGTGCTGAACTGGCAGGTGCAGTCACAACTGAAGCTGGAGGGGACCGTCACCCAGTCCGCCCACCTCTTCCTCCAACCCGGCCTCGCGGTGGCGAAGACGTACTGGAAGGTGGATCGGCGGAGGCGGAAGTTCGTGCGGGAGTTCCCGCCCACCACACCCATCGAGACGATCTTCGAGGCCATCCTCGGGTCAGAGAAGCTCCGGGGGCTGGAATCGACGGGGCAAGACACGTGGCGGGGGGAGATCAGTACGTCGCCGCAGGGTGGGGGGGCGCTCGAAGTGCTCCTGACGGTCAAAGTGCTGGACGATGGGATTCAGGTCCTCGTCGACCGGGATGAGGTGACTGAGCGCCCGCAGGTGGATCTGATCGAACCCATTGACCTCTTCGTGCCCGCCAAGGGGGGGCAGGAGGTGGCCGAACTCCCGTGGGTGCAGCAGCGACTGTGGGTGGATGAGGACTACCTGCGGCGGAAGGTGCTCCAGGGGAGATTCTACCAGGATTCGGTCGAGCAGCTCCTAGCCTCGGGAACTCCGAAGGGGGACAAGCCGACACTGGATTCCCAGGGCTACCGGGAGTCCCAGGATGCGGCCGAGGGGATCGAGGGGCAGGGGCCGAGCAATGTGCGGCAGCAAGAGTGGGACATCCTCGAAGACTACCGGCGGTATGACATCGACGGGGATGGGTTGGACGAGGAGATCATCACCTGGGTCAGTCCGCACCTCCCCGATAGAATCCTGGGGTGGGACTACCTGGACAATGTGTATACCCACGGGCGCCGGCCGATTCGCGTGGCCCGCTTCCTCCCCATCCCCTTCCGCTTCTATGGCCTCTCGTTCGCGGAGATGGTCAAGGGGATTCAGGATGAGATCAACGTCATCCACCAGCAGCGAGTGGATGCGGGCACGTTGGCCAACATGCCGTGGGGGTTCAAGCGGGCCTCGGCCACGCTCCCCCCGATTCAGCAGGCGATCCGCCCCGGTGAGTTCATCGATGTGGATAACCCGCAGCAGGACATCCTGATCCCGGATTTCAAGGTGTCGAGCGCGTTCGGGTCACAGGAGGAGGCCACGCTGCACCAGTATTTCGAGCGCCTCAGCGGGCTCAGCGACCTGACACTCGGGCGGCAGCCCAACCGGGTGGGGGCCACGCGGACGGCGAAGGGGACGCAGACGCTGTTGAGTGAAGGGGGCCTGCGCTTCAAGACGGCGATGCAGGCGTTCCAGCGATTCTGGACGGGGATCTTCGAGGACATCTTGGCGTTGGATCAAGAGCACCTCCCACCCAAGCAGGAGTTCCGGGTCACGGGACGGCGCCACACCGTCATGCAGGTGAAGGATCGCACGGAGATCCGGGGGTATTACGACCTACGCCTCGCGGCGACGACAGAGACGCTGAACCGGGAGCAGATGCGGCAGGATGCGACGATCATCATGCAGGCGGTGCTCAATCCCAGTCTGATTCAGGTGGGGATCGTCGGGAAGAAGGGGGTCCGGCGCTGTGTGCAGGATCTCCTCAAGGCGTATGGGAAGGACCCAGACTTCTACTTGGAGGACGACGCCCCCGTCCGCTCCCCCGTCGAGGAGCTGATGCTGTTCGTCCAAGGGCAGTACATCGCCCCCACGATGGGCGAGAACTTCCGGGAGCACCTCACACTGCACCAGGAGGCCCTCGGCGACCCGGTTACGTCCCCGGAGGTGCGGAAGCTGCTCCGCCGGCACATGCAGGAGACGCAGGAGATGATG